GCATAGTTAGGATCACATTATGTATGTGATGGACGGGTTTCAGGCCAATCAGTGGCGATTAAAGATATTTTTCGCGACTGGTTGGGCTGCATACTCGGACTGCCAAATTCCGGCAGAGGAGAATGTTCTGGACAATCGCAAGGCCTTTGGCCTCGCGACTTCGAATACACTGCCTTTCTTAGATTGTACCTTACCCCTCGGACGAAGATAAGCCATTAATTTCCTAAAAAGGAAATTTTTTGGTTTAAGCTTTGTCGTGATAGGTAAAATACAAGCATGTTTCCACATTCCACGAGAGTGTACAGCATTTGTAGTATACTCTGTATGAATGTAAGAGTCAAAATCTTCATCGGAAATAGGGCCTTGCACATTTTGTAAATGCGCAGGGATTCTATCAAAGATGAAGTTCAAACATTTTGATTCCTCTGACTTGATACCCCAATATAGACTAAGTATTCTTTTCAGTCTATTGTAATCACAAAAAACTTCTGTGATCACATTTGGAGTATTCGTCAGGAAAACTGGGCGGACTAAGAATCCAGAATGCCAGTCAGCTCCACAACTCTCTCTGATGGGTCCTTTTGTAAAAGACTTATCAGTGTTAATTGTGAAGCCGAACGCTTTTAACACTTTTTCTAGTAGTGGTACTATTTGTGTAGGGACAACAAGATCGTCCCCATAAATAGCGCACTCCTGAAGGGAGGTACAAACCCCCTGTGTTTTCAGTACCCCGTAAACAACGGAGGCAAAGATTAGCGATTCTAGCGCAAAAGTATAACCATTTCCCATGGAAGAAATCTTCGAGTATAAATGAAGATCCCCATCTACGGACCCTTTTGGGGCCCTTAGATCACAGAAAAGGTTATACCACTCGGTGGGAAACAATAGCGAGCATAGCCTCAATGATATTGAGTCTGATGCGGCTTTTAAGTCTATGGTGGCGAAATCGCCAGTAAGACTACCGAGTCTAGCCAACTTCTGATTCTTCTTTTGATCGTCAAGGTTAATATCCCAACGTTTTAAACGTTTACGGATATAACCATCGACGCCCAGTTGAAGAAAAAGATTCATAGTTGGTTCGATTGCAATAGTTCTATCAGTAAGATAGGACTTAGGAACGGTGGTGATTCTATTGGACTCAACTCGTCTAAAAACAGATCGCCAGAATGTGTCTTGGTTAAGAATGAGTGTAGGGGCAATATTAAATTGCCTTCTATAGTCATTCTCAAGAGCACCTAGCCACCTGTGATCAGACTTGATAAGTTCAACTCCATGCCTAAAAGCACGATTAGTTACGGAATAAGGCCAATTCTCAAACTTATGAAATTGAGAAGTGAGACCATTTTCGGTATCTAACGATGCTCCAGGGCCATGACGGGACCATAGAAGATCACTCGAATTAGGCATATCGCCTAACACTTGTTGGATGAAACTCAAAGCATAAGTGTATGCTGAGGTTATTTCATCATCTCGACCGGATATCAAAAGCTTATAATTTTGATTATTATAAGCGAAGACCGATTTTTCCGTAGCTAGGAACGTATCCATAGCCGCAGATCGTCGCTCT